GAACGCAAAATCAACTCATAAGCAATTATGCCGAGTTGAATCTCCTACAACCGATTAACGGCAGGAAAAGGAAAAAAGTATGTTAGTTGATGATGACAAAGAAGAGTTGGGTGAGTTAGAGATCGAAGAACAGAAGATTTCGCAAAAGAATGAACTTCCTGAGAAATACAGGGAAAAAAGTTTAGACGAGATTGTGAAGATGCACCAAGAGGCTGAAAAGCTAATTGGAAAGCAAGCACAGGAAGTAGGCGAGGTTAGAAAGTTAGCCGATGAACTTATCAAACAGAACCTTGGTTCACGACAACAACAGACTAGACAGGAAGAGCCTGAAGTAGATTTCTTTGAGAATCCACAGAAGGCAGTTCAAAAGACTGTTGATAATCACCCAGACATCCTAGCGGCACGACAAGTAACGCTAGAAATGAAAAGGTCACAGATTCAGCAAAGGTTAGCGCAAGAGCATCCCGACTTTGGAGATATTGCCAAAGATCAGGACTTTGCAAATTGGGTGAAATCTAGCCCTATTCGCATTAAAATCTTCGAGCAAGCCGATTCTGGATATGATTACGACTCAGCCAATGAATTGCTATCTACCTATAAACAGCTACGTTCTGTTAAACAGAAGCAAACAAGTAATGAGGGCGAGGTAACTCGCAAACAGAACTTAAAAGCAGTAGGTGTTGATGTAGGTGGTTCTGGTGAATCATCAAAGAGGGTATACAGAAGGGCAGACCTTATTCGGCTCAAAATGCAAGACCCAGATCGTTATGATGCTTTAAGTCAAGAAATTATGGCAGCATACTCAGAAGGTCGAGTTCGTTAAACTTTAGGAGATTTAATCATGGCATATCCAACACCAGCGGTTACAGTAACAACCGCAGACAAATTCATCCCAGAAATCTGGTCTGATGAAATCGTAGCCGCATACAAGAAAAACCTTGTTTTGGCTAACATCGTAATGAAGATGAACTTCAAGGGCAAGAAGGGTGACACAGTTCACATTCCAGCTCCTACTCGTGGTAACGCATCAGCAAAAGCGGCATCTACTGCTGTGACTCTGATTGCCGATACTGAGACAGAAGTTCAAGTCTTGATTAACAAGCACTATGAGTACTCACGTTTCATTGAGGACATTGTTGAAGCACAAGCATTGAACAGTTTGCGTCAGTTCTATACTGCCGATGCTGGTTACGCTTTGGCTAAACAAGTTGATACCGACTTGATCCAATTGGGTCGTGCTTTCAATGGTGCAACTGTCGGTACTAACGACTACGCAACAAGCAATACATCCACCAAAGCCTTTATTGGCGGTGATGGTACTACTGCTTACAACAGCACATCTTCCAATGCTTCTGCGTTGACTGATGCCGCTATTCGTCGCACGATTCAGCGTTTGGATGACAATGACACTCCTATGGATGGTCGTTTCTTCATCATTCCTCCTTCAAGCCGCAATACGTTGATGGGTCTTTCCCGTTATACAGAACAGGCTTTTGTGGGTAATGGTAACGCAATCCGTACTGGTGAAATCGGTCAACTGTATGGTATCCCCGTGTTCACATCTAGCAATGCTGATACTGGTGCTGGTAATTCCACCACTGATCGTATCTGCTTGATGGGTCACAAAGACTCTATGGTTCTGGTTGAACAAGTTGGTGTTCGTTCACAGACTCAGTACAAACAAGAGTACCTCGCTACTCTGTTTACATCTGATACTCTGTATGGTGTAAAAGCCATGCGTACAGCCGCTACAACTGGTGCAGCTTTGTCTTCTAGCGCATTTGCGTTAGCAGTTCCAGCCTAATAGTTGCCTTTTCCCCTCGCCTTAATCGGTGGGGGGATTTTTTACATCAAGGAGATTTATTATGGCAGCAGCAACAGCAGTTACTTCCCGTAGGGGAACTGACCAGTTCCGTGGTCTATTTACAGACACTTGGGATGTTTCTTGTACTCTAAATAGCGCTTCAGTAGCTACTACTGCAACCGCTACAGACACAGTAACAGTTCCAGGCGTTGCTTTGGGTGATATGGTTCTCGGTATGTCAGTTGGCGTTTCTGAAGCAGGTTTGGTTCGTAGAGCCTATGTTTCAGCGGCAGATACTGTGACTATCGTTACTTACAATCCAACAGCAGGTTCTGTGGACTTGGCATCTACTACATTGCAACTTATCGTTGCTCGTGCAGTAGTGTAATTAAAGGGGGCTAATACCCCCCTTTTTTTGGAGTTTTTTATGGCTACTTTTCGTTGTTTACAGTCTGGTACTCTAATAACTTTCACCTATCAGCATGATATTGATAGCATGAAAGGTCACGAAGGATACGTTCTTGTTGAGGAAACTCCAAAGGAAGTAGAAGATAAACCTAAGGTTGGAAGACCTAGAAAAGAGGTTGCAAATGTCGGAAATTGATCCAAGGGAATTTGGTAAGCTAGAAGCCCAAGTTGAGGCTCTACAAGCAGAAGTCCATGGACTTCGCCAAGATATTAAATTGCTGCTTGAGATGGCTAACAAGTCTAAAGGCGGCTTTTTCGTTGGAATGGCTATCGCCTCTGTTGTTGGCGGTGTCATCTCTTTTGTTGCAACCAAGCTAGTTCGATAAGGATTTATATGCCGCAAGTTGGAAACAAGAAATTCCCATACACAGAAAAAGGCGAGAAAGAAGCCAAAGAGTATGGCAAGAAGAAATCTATGCCTGTTACTGTAATGATTGCTATTGGTAAGCCTAAAGCTATGCCTACCCGTGGTGGTCGTACCGCTACTAACATGATGAAGAAATCAGGTCGTGGTAAATGAAAAAGACCAAGGCAGAAAAGAAGATTAGTTCTGTCATGCGAGAGTACAAGGCGGGAACGCTTCACTCTGGCAAGGGTGGCCCTGTTGTAAAAAAGCCAAAACAAGCCCTCGCCATTGCTTTATCCCAAGCTAGGAAAAAGAAATGAAACAAGGTCTATACGCTAACATCAATGCCAAACAAGAACGCATCAAAGCGGGTTCTAAAGAAAAGATGCGTAAGGTTGGTTCTAAAGGTGCACCTACTGAGGCGGCATTTAAGCAAGCAGCTAAGACTGCTAAAAAGAAATGACCTTAAAAGCGCATCAAAACCCCAAAGGGGGCTTGAATGCCAAAGGTAGAGCATCGTATAATGCAGAAACGGGTGGCAATTTAAAACCACCAGTAAAGTCGGGAGATAACCCTCGTAGGGCATCCTTTTTAGCACGAATGGGCAACATGCCTGGCGCTGAGATGAAAGATGGAAAGCCTACCCGACTTTTACTTTCTCTTAGAGCTTGGGGCGCAACGTCCAAGGAAGACGCTAAAGCAAAAGCTAAAGCGATCTCTAAGAGGAACAAATGAGACCAGTATCCGTTGGAGTTGAACCTGTAGCTAATACGCTAACTACTGTTTATACAGTTCCTACGGGTTACTACGCCAAATTTACAGTCATGTATATCCACAATATTGGTGGATCGACAAAACACATTACTGTGGTGTGGAATGATGCAAGTGCCGCCACTTCCTACGACATCCTGACTGAATACAACTTTACTTCAAAAGCATACCTTCAATTTGATGGCAATGCTTATATCGTTTTAGAAGAAGGCGATAAGATTCAAATTACGACTGAAGCTGGAAGTACCTTTAGTTTTATTGCCACATTTGAGGTTTCAGGAGCGCAAAGAACATGACCTACTTAGAGCTTGTCAACGATGTATTGACACGATTGCGTGAGACAAATGTTTCAACTGTTTCAGAGACTAACTATTCTGCTTTGATCGGCAAGTTTGTCAATGATGCTAAGAGACAGATTGAAGACTCTTACAACTGGAATTGTCTTACTCAAGCAATCACAGTAACGACTACTGCTGGCACGAGTTCTTATGCTTTGACAGGTGCGGGACAGAAGTTCCGTATCAATGATGCGCTTAACACAACAAGTTTAATTGGTCTTCGGAACATTGAGTTTGTGGACATGAACCGCAAATTGAACCTTGGCGCACCTTCACAGTCTATTCCATCAGAGTTCTGTTTTAGCGGTGTGGATGGTAGTGGAGACACCAAAGTAGACTTGTTTCCTGTTCCTTCTGGTGCTTTTACTCTGTTGTTTGATTTGACCATCCCACAAGCGGCTTTGTCTGCTGATGGCACATCTGTAAAGGTATTAGACTATTTGGTAACTCAGAGTGCTTATGCTCGTGCTTTGATTGAACGTGGTGAAGATGGCGGTACGGCAAGTTCAGAGGCTTATGCTTTGTTCCGTGGAATGCTATCTGATGCTATTGCGTTGGAAAGCACTCGTTACCCTGAAGACAACTTTGTGGCGGTCTAATGGCAGCTCCACTACAAAGTAATAGCATAAGCGCACCAGGCTTTTATGGCCTGAATACGCAAGACTCTCCATTGGATTTGTCTTCTGGTTTTGCTTTGGTTGCCACTAATTGCGTGATTGATCAATATGGTCGTATTGGCTCAAGAAAAGGTTGGACTAGGGTTAACTCCTCTTCTGGTAATCTTGGTGCTAATGATGTAGCTGTAATCCATCAGTTAGTGCAAATTGATGGCACTTTAACTGTGTTGTTTTCTGGCAACAATAAGTTATTCAAACTTGGTACTTCCAATGCTGTTACTGAGTTGACCTATGGAGGTGGTGGTAGCGCTCCTACTATTACTGCTAATAACTGGCATTGTGCTTCTTTGAATGGCATTACTTATTTCTTCCAATCAGGACACGATCCTCTCATATTTGACCCTGCTGTAAGTACTACTACTTATCGTAGAGTTTCAGAGAAAACTGGTTATGTAGGAACAGTTCCTTCAGCAAACATTTGCATTTCTGCATTTGGTCGCTTGTGGGTTGCTAATACTACAACTGACAAGGTTACGATTACCTTCTCTGATCTGATTGCAGGTCATGTGTGGGGTGGTGGCACTACTGGTACTTTAGATGTTTCTAGGGTATGGCCTAATGGTTCTGATGAAGTGATGGGCTTGGCGGCTCACAATGATTTCTTGTTTATCTTTGGCAAGCGTCAGATTCTTGTTTACTCTGGTGCAACAACTCCTGCAACGCTTCAGTTAAGTGACACAGTAGGGTCAATTGGATGTATTGCTAGAGACTCAATTCAGAGCATTGGTACTGATGTTATTTTCTTATCAGACTCTGGTGTACGTTCTTTGATGAGGACTATTCAAGAGAAGTCTGCTCCTTTGCGAGACTTATCTAAGAATGTTAGGTCTGATTTAATATCTTCTTTGGCTATTGAAACCTTGGGCAATCTTAAATCTGTTTACTCAGAAAAGAATGGCTTTTATTTGTTGACAATGCCAGTATCTCAACAAGTGTATTGTTTTGATACAAAGATGCAACTACAAGATGGTTCATCTCGAATTACAAAGTGGGATTCAATCAATCCTACATCATTGTATTCTTTGCGTAATGGTGACTTGTATATTGGTAAGAATGGTTATATCGGTGAGTATGAGAGTTACTTAGATCACACTTCTACTTACAGGATGTCTTACTACACAAACCATGCAGATTTAGGCAATGAGAATCAGATCTCTGTTCTAAAGAGGATTAAGACAATCATCATTGGTGGTTCAAACCAGTTTATGACGATTAAGTGGGGATTTGACTTTGCCGCCAACTATTTGTCGGGCAATGCTTACATTCCTGAACAACAGAACTATGAGTATGGTCTTGCTGAATATGGAATAGCACAATACTCTGGTGGTGTTTTGATTAAGACATTGGATGTAAATGCTTCTGGTGCGGGCAAGATTGTTCAAACTGGTTACGAAACTACAATCAATGGTGTTCAATTATCAATTCAGAAGATTGAAATTCAATCTAAGAACGGGAAGGTATCATGAGTGCACTTCTAAAAGTTGTTAAGACTTCAAAAGTTTGCGGTCATTGCAAAGTTGATAAGCCGTTAACTGATTACACAAAAAATAATGCTGCTCCTGATGGTTTGCAATATAGATGTAGAGCTTGTGATTTAGCTTATCAAACAAAACGTAGGGCTGAAAATTACGAAGAGAATCTTGAATACTCTCGTACATATCAGCGTAATCGCAGAAAAGACTTTGACTATCGTTTGCAAATGTTAATTAACGCATCGAAGCAACGAGCAAAAGATAAAGATCGTGAGCATACGATTACTGTTGAAGATGTGCAAAAAATCTATCCCAAAGATGGATGTTGCCCTATTTTTGGAATGAAATTAGAATTCAATACTGCTGGATTTAGAGAAACAAGTCCTAGTATTGACCGCATAGATTCAACAAAAGGTTACACGCCAGACAATATCCAAATTATCTCTTGGAAAGCAAACCGAGTTAAAGGTTATGCAACTTTACAAGAGTTGGAAATGTTAGTGGCATATTTGAAACACGGAGAATAATATGAGCCAATACACAAAAAGCACCAATTTCGCTACTAAAGACAATCTAACTCCTGGCGATCCACTCAAGATTGTTCGTGGTACTGAGATTGATACTGAGTACAACAATATTGCTACTGCTATTGCTACGAAGACAGACAATGCTTCTGCTGCAATAACTGGTGGAACTATTAACGCTACAACGATTGGTGCTACAACAGCATCTACGGGTGCGTTTAGTACTTTGAGTGCTACTGGTGCTATCACATCTACATTGGCGACAGGAACTGCTCCTTTGGTCATTGCTTCGACTACCAAGGTTGCTAACCTTAATGTTGATTCGTTAGATGGTGCTGATTGGGCTTCTCCTGCGGCATTGGGTTCTACTACCCCTGCGGCTGTCTCTGCTACTACTTTAACCACTTCTAGCACAGTTACGTTTAATGGCGGTACTGCCTATGGTGTTGCTTATTTAAACGGCTCTAAGGTCGTTACAAGCGGTTCTGCGCTTACTTTTGATGGTACGAACTTAGCGACTACTGGAGATATTTCTCTTGGTGCTGGCAAGTTGTTGAAATATTCATCTACTTCTTACATCACCCCTGAGAACAATGTTAGTGGAGCAGAAATTTCCACAACTGGAGTTATTACATTCCTAACTGGTTCTGGTACGCCAACAGAACGTGCCCGTATAGACTCAAGCGGTAACTTTGGTATTGGTACAACTTCACCATCTTCATATTCTGCAAAATTAGCAGTTGTAAGTACTGCGGCAGATACCAGAATCGCTGTTGTGGATGATGTGGCAAGTGGTCGTGGCGGTTATTTACGTTCCAACTTTTCTGATGCTGTAATTCTTGGAACTACCAGCGGAGTTCGTGATTTAGTATTTTCACCAGACAATACCGAAAGAATGCGCATCAGTACTACAGGCAATGTAGGTATTGGTACAAGTTCGCCGTCAGCGAAACTTGATGTTGCGGGTAACGTGCAAATTCGAAGCACGGGTGTTTTTTACCTTAACAACAGCGATAACACCAATCAATATTATTGGCAGAATATTGGCGCAACCGGAGCCAATAACGCAACACTTATTCTTTCGCGCACCAATGCGGGCGAGACACTTCGCGTCGACTCAAGCGGCAACTTACTAGCAGGTACTACCACAGCAAGCAATACACCATCTCAAGGCATCACTTTGATGCAGAATACTAGTGTAGGAAGTATTGGGATAGGTCATGCAAACGGAACTACATCAGGTAATGGGTACATGAACTTTGCATATAACGGAAGCGCAATTGGCTCTATTACACAAGATGGCACAACAGCAGTTCAGTTCAACACCACTTCTGACCAACGCCTAAAAGAAAACATTACTGACGCTGACTCTGCATCCACATTGATTGATGCTTTGCAAGTTCGTAAATTTGATTGGAAAGCAGGCGGTTCACATCAGCGTTATGGTTTTGTTGCTCAAGAACTTGTAACTGTTGCACCAGAGGCAGTACACCAACCAGCAGACCCAGAAGAAATGATGGCTGTGGATTACTCCAAACTTGTACCAATGTTGGTCAAGGAAATTCAATCACTTCGTAAACGCCTAGCAGACGCTGGCATTTAACTTAAAGGAACAATCATGACTACTACTACATGGAAAATCTCCCAACTTGATCGCAACACTGCTGACGGTTTTGTAACCACAGCACATTGGACAGTAACGGCAGTAGATGGAGATCATTCTGCATCTTCCTACGCAACAGTCTCATGGCCTGAAGGAACTATTACTGTTCCTTATTCTGACCTTACAGAATCAACTGTATTAGGTTGGGTGTGGGAATCTGTAGACAAGAGTGCTACAGAGTCATCTTTGGCGGCTCAGATTGATTTGCTCAAGAATCCTGTTAAAGCATCTGGTACACCTTGGTAAAGTTTAGAAGCACAAATCCCTAGAGTGGAGTAAGAATTATGGCTACCATGTTCCCAAGACAATCAGAATTAAGAAGATTTAATGCAGAAGATTCATCTTCTAATTATCTTGAACCTATTGACTCGTTGTCTAGTGTAGAACCACAAAACAGTCCTATCAATAGTCAGCAATTTGTTGAAATATTACTTGCCAATCCAAACATTACTGACAATCAGATTGTCAAATCAATGGAGGCTTATGGCATTTCTCCAACACAACTTGCTGAAGCTATTGGTGTGCCAGAGGGTCAGATTGTTTCTAGGGTGGCGGCTACAGTACCTCAAGGACAAACTGTTACCCTTGGAGATACCATTATTCAGCCCGTATATCAATTTACTGGCTCTGGTGAGAGTGAACAGGTTGGTGGGCTTGAGAATGTTATTACCTACAAAGCAACTGATAACAAGGCAGGTGGATCGTATACCCAATACACGCCTTCTGGTGAAGTAGAGAAAACTGGCACTCAACAAGAAGTTAAAAGCGGTTTAAAAGAGTTTGCAATAGGCGCTGGAGTACTCCTTGGATTGCCAACCATCTTAAATGCAGG